ATGAAATCAATCAACTTAATCAATATAAAAAATTATATAATAAAAAAATTGGAGCATTCAAAGTTACTTACAATAAGCCACGCCATAAATACGGTAGGGTGTTTCCTAAAAAATCATTGGGGTTAACTTCTTTCTCAAAGAAAGTTAGAAATACTTTTCTAAAAGACAATTACATTGACCTTGACCTTTCAAACGCTCAACCTGCTATTGTGTATAATATTTGTAAGTCAAATGATATTGCATGTCCTTTTATTGAAGAATATATTCAAAACCGAGACGGCATTTTACAAGATGTTATTAATAATTATAATGTTACCAGAAAAGACGCAAAACAACTATTTCTCAGTCTTGCTTTTTTTGGGACATTTAGAGGTTGGGCTTCTTCTTTGAAACTTGATAAACCCCCATTAAAATTTATTACAAAATTTTCAAAAGAATTGAAATCAATTTCTGTTATTATTAGAAAACAAAACCAGACCTTATATAACACCGCTCGAAAATTAAACGAAACAAACTCAGATGGTTCGTTTTTTTCTTTGTATTTACAAGAATATGAAACACGTATCATGGAGTGTGTTATTGACTGGTTAAGTAATAAAACAACAATATTAAACTTTCCTGAAACAGACTTGAAGGTGTGTACTTATGAGTTCGATGGAATTAAATTGTTAAAATACAATGTTGAAAAATATGGATTAAATAAACTTATTACTGATTTGAATAATGTTGTCCTCGAAACAATGGGCTTTGATATTAAATTTGAAGAAAAACCCATTGGGTGCGGCTATGAAATTGAATATACACCAACGGAACTAAAACGAACATACAAAAGTGATGATGTTGAAAATGGTGTATCTAATGATAAAGAAGCAGCTGAAAAAGTTTATGAAATATATCCCCATTGGGTTTATTGCCTTGGAACTTTATATGTATTTGACAATAAAACAGGTATGTGGAGCGACGATCACGTACTATACAAGACTATCATTATGTCTTTAACTGATGATTTGCGGATTATAACAACTGATAAAAACGGTGAACCATATCTGTCGAACAAATCATATGGGTCTTGTAAAACATCGATGGAAAAATTACCCTGCTTGATCAAAACTTTATGTAAAAATGATGATTGGTTAAAACAGAAAGAATGCTCCAGTTTGGGAAAACTATTATTTAACAATGGTTATTTAGATTTAAAAAATGGCTTCAATTTTTACGACAAAGAAACTTACGGCTTCAATCCTGATATATTATTTATGGGGAAAATTAACAAAAACTTAGAGTCATTTGACGAAGAACAGATGGAATATCTATATGACATTAAACAAAGACTTTTTTATAATCCATTGGGAAAAGATGTTGGGGATTACTTTGTTCTTAATATAGCAAGAGCATTGATGGGGGATATGATGAAAAGGGTATTATTTGGGCTTGGAACTACTGATTGCGGTAAAACTATTTTGACAAAAGCAATTGAAGCATCTTTGGGTGATTATGTCGGTGCTTTTAATGCTGAAAACTTGCTATATCGTAAAACTTCTAATGATGAAGCCCAGATTATGAGATGGGCTATGTTGTTACGATTTAAAAGAATAATCATCTCAAATGAAATGAAAAGCACTTCTACCATTAACGGCAATATGCTTAAAAAAATATCATCTGGTGGTGATAGTTTGACTGGTAGGTTACATGGAGGAAATGAAATGTCGTTCGTGCCTCATTTTTTGGGACTGATGATGGCAAACGACTTACCGCCTATTAGTCCATATGATAAAGCAGTAGATAATAGAACTCGTATAATTCATTACAAAAAACAATTTACAGATGTTGTAGAAGATGAAGAAAATGAACTTCTAAAAGATTATAACTTAATCGATGAAATCAAAACAACAAAGTTTCAAAATGCCTTTTTAATGATGCTTATTCAAGCATATGTTATATATAAGGAAGAAGGAGAGCCTGAAGAGCCTGAAGATGTTATTAATGGAAAGAAAGAATGGATTGGTGAAACTGGAAATGATATTGATAAGTTTTTAGAAAACTTTGAAATTACCAATGACGAAAAGGACTTTTTACCAAGCCAAGAAATTAAAAACTGGTTGAAGGAAGAAAGGATTGGCATTACATCTACCAAAATGGGTATTGAGATAAAAAAGCATTGCAAAAAGAATAATTACGATAACGTTATTAGCAAAGGGAGGAAAATATCAGGTAAAACAGTTTGGGGCTGGTACGGAATAAAGGAACATGTATGTATTGAAGAGTAATTATTAATAGAAGTGTTTATAAGGTTAAAGGTTAGGAGGTTAGAGGTTAGGTGTTTTAAAAATAGATTTACACAAAATCCCTTTTTTATTCGTTATCTACCATCGATAACTGCCATATTCTACATATATATTCATTGTTAAATATCGTTAAATATATATGTAAAAAACAGTGTTTATCGATGGTAGATAAACAACATTTTTGTAATATATAGGGTTAGCTATTTTTAAAACACCTAACCTCTAACCTCCTAACCCTCACCCAGTACCCCCTAAATACTATAAAAACAACAGAAATATTATCTGAAAGATCAAAGGTTTTAAATCATAAATATAAGGTTTAAAACAATTGAGATTGATGGTGTAAATATTCAATCCGCCCAAATACGAGCGTTCAAAAATGACTTAAAGAAATCTGCCCATATTATATAACAGAGAACAACTTTAAGAGTAAAGATGACGACCAATAACCGAATTTGTGTAAAGTGCTTCCAATTTCTCAATGAAAATGAAGAAAAGATGCATAAGACGTGTTTTCCAATTACACACCCTCCCATCTCAATTAATATAGAGACTAATTTTCCAGTCAGTGTTGTGATGGAAGTATTGAAACGTGCTAATATTAAAGTGCATACGCACAGTTCGTCCACAATGACAACCATGAATTTTGACCCGCAAACTTTCCACACAGAAGCAACCGTCGAGGAAATGAGCGAGAGCGAGAGCGAAAGCGAGGTTGAAGAAGTAGATATGAAGGCTCCACTGTATCCCTCTCAAAAAAAAAACAAGAAAATCACCCCTCGTTAAATTATCTCAATTACGATGACTGCGATGAAAAAAACAACGATTATATTAAAAATGCTGAAGGTTTAGATGCGGAGGATATCGACCAAATATTAAATAATCTACATTATAAGAAAGAAGAAAAAATGCCGTCAAAGTTGCTAAATTACATTCAATCTGTGAGTAAGATGAAACCCATAACAAAAACCAAAGTATTAAAATTATCAAAAAAGGAATACAATTATAGTCCAACAGACGAAAAAAAGGCAACTGCACCTTCTATTTTTGTGAATGTTGTAGTAGACCATGTCTTGAAACTCAATAAAACAGAAACACAAGTAGCATTAAGTTTGTTAAGTAAATTAGGTATTGCGTTTTACGATGTTCCAAAAAGTCGAGATGTATTTTACACAAAACTAAGAAAACCAATTCTAGAAAAGTATGGGAAAGCTAGTCCTCAGTACATACAGACGCTTGAGCTTATGAAAATCACCAAAGAAGAACGCACGAAACTAAACAAAGATTACAAGGCAAAAGTAAAGAGTGCAAACAAAGACAGAAAGACTTATTACAGTGATGATTTGATTGGTATAATAGAGGAAACAAAAGACGATGAGGATTGGGCGACCGAAGCAATTGGTCTGATGTTGGCAAGTGGAACCCGCCCAGTTGAGTTGTTAGACCGCAATAAGTTCAAAGTTGATCCAAAAAGAAAGGAGTGGGTTATTGTGAGCGATATTGCGAAAAAGAGAGAGGGTAAGAAAGATGCTGTAACAAGCAGACCTATCATTGGTTATACAGGAAAGCAATTTATTGATGCGGTGGCTGATTTCAGAGAAAGCATTTCTGATAGAGAACTTTATATACAAAAAGGTAGCGATAAGGGGCAGTTGAAAAAGTCCAACGCCCAAATACTGGGAAGACGTGCCAAAGAGCTATTTCCCGATGACCCTGAAATAACTCCAAAGACATTGAGAAAACTGTATGGTAATTTATCTCATGCGTTATATGGTGGAACATCTAACTTAAATATTTACCTGGGTGAAGTCTTGGGACATGACGAGAACGATCAACAAACATCGTTCTCTTACAGCACCGTAAGAGTAATCATGGGGAACAAGAAATCCAACAGTGATAATGCTAATCTTGGTAATCCTCTAATTGAGGTAAAAACAGAAAGCCTTGAGAAGAAGAATGAGATGTTGAAAAGTGAACTGAAGCAAGTCAACGAAAGATTAGATGCGTTTGCTGACAAAATCGGAGAAAGCAAACCATGTAAGCCAAATCCAAGGAACTTATCCGTAGAAAAGAAAGAACAGATAGTCAGAGATACGATTGAGCGAATGGTGAAAGAGGGACTTAAAATAAGTCAAGAAAGGGTTATTTGTGAAAGTGGCATAGGTTGGCGAATAACAAGGGGGTTGGTGGGCGAGTATAAAAAAGGACTTAAAGAGAAAAAATAATATGTGTTATAACAAAATGGTAAACTATCAGAATGGAAAAATTTATAAACTGGTTAATACTATTGATGATAAGTTATATGTTGGGTCTACGGTCAACACTTTAAAACACAGAAAATACGAACACAAAAGAAGATCACGTATAGATGTCAATCGTCCCGTGTATAAACATCTCAACAACATAGGGTGGGAAAATATCGAAATAGAATTACTTGAAGTTTTTCCATGTTTAAATAAATACGAACTCCACACCCGAGAACGATACTGGATAGAAACACTTAAAGCTTCGTTGAATACTGATACACCTACCCTTACACGAGCTGAATACAGGGTGAAAAATCACGAAAAAATAAGACAAAAGGACAATGCATACAAACAACGAAATAAAGACAAAATATCAGTCCAAGGAAAGGAATATAGAGAACAAAATAAAGAGTTAATCAAACAGAGGAAGAAGAATTATTACGAGAGAAACAAAGATAAAATAGCAGAAAAAAGGGAGAAAACTACATTCTGTGAGTGTGGAAAACATATTACTATTTGTAAACTCCCGAGACATAAAAAGTCCAAACAACACCAAGTCTGGCAAAGTATTTATGACTTCGTATATATTTGTGAAAATTAATGCCATGAACAGTATATAAACAACAATGTTTCAATTTGAAAAAGAAGCAATAATACGCAGATTTATTTACGATAAGGTTGAACAAGGCTATACTGTCAGAAAAATCGGTAAAAATCAGTATGAATTTAAAATAAAGACAAAAACGCTGGATAGCATCGAGAAAATACACAGCAATAATTTCCTTACAGAATTCTTAAAAAAAAAATAAAACCTTTTGTATAAGTATATATAACAAACGTTTGATATTATGTATTACAAAGACAGTATATCATTTCTTCGAGATTTTCCTTTTAGCCTTATTCCCGAGTTATTAAACTGGGATAATCCCGATGACGCAAAGATGAAAAAGCGTTATCGTGATGCTATGAACCGATACCGTAAGGAGTATTGGGAGGCTGTGAATATGGGGATAACGGTAGAGGAATTAAAAACCCTGGGTGTTGAGATGCCAGACCCCGCATTACAGGTATCTGGAGTTGGTGGTTCTGGTGGTGGCGGTGGCTTTCCTATCGTTCCAATTTTAACCCCACCTGCATTAAATCTACCTTCTCCCACTGAAGAGGACATTCGACAAGTAGAAGTCAAAATCCAAGCAATTGATGACGCAGAAGAGAGAAAGGCTAATCCACCAGAACCACCAGCAACACCAAATCAACCAACACTACCACAGGATCCAAACGCACCACAACGCCCACCAGCACAATCAAGATTAGATGAAATATTGGAAAAATATAAGGACAATGCTGAGGAAATCAGTGATGCAGACTGGAATGAAGTTGAAAAAATATTAGATGAAGACTTACAAGACTATAAAAAAAACTTAAACATTGATTTGAGTAACGTAGATACATCGCTTGAAGATGAGTTAGAAGAAGAGCTTGAAAGAATAATGACAAATACTCGTGGTGTGTCGACTGGTGTTAATTCATCTGTGTCATTAGCAGTTATTGAAAATCTGTTAGCTGAAAGCACTAAAGGCACAGTACGATTAAACAAACCTACGCAGGAACAGTTAAAAAAGGCAAAAGCTTTTAAATTGGAAGGGGAGAAAAGGCCAAAAAAAATAGGAGCAAGAGGTAGAGATATTATTCGGAGGCTGTGGACGGATAACCCTAAATTATGGCAGGATATTTTGGATATATTAGTGAAATATGGTAGAGTTAAAAAGTCTGACTTGTCGTTTCAAGCAAAAGATTATGATAGTATAAATGAACTTTCAGACAGGTTATTCAATAATAGCGGAATAAACAGTGAACGGTTAAATAGGGAAATAATGAAGCGGTTGAAAGAAGAGGCAAGACAACGAGACGCTCCACAGTGGTACATAGATATATTTGACGATACACCCATGGATGTAAGAGTAGATAATCCTCCAATGCCTCCATCTATTAAAGATGATACAAATCATCGTGTTTTGGTTCGCAGTATGCGTCAAGAATTAATTAAGTTAGGTATTCCTGAGTTCGATGCTCAAGAAATGATCTTGAAATTAATCGAACATTTCCAACAACAAGAAATAAAAAATATTGGAGAAGCTAAGGATTATACCGAAGGAATAAATACAACAATAACTGTGCTTCTTAATGAGTTCAATTCTGTTATTCAAAATGCAACTCGAAGATTGACTGGCTCATTTACAGTAAACAAACAACTGTTGGTAAAATTGATGAAAGATGCATTTTATACATATTTACAAGAGAAAAACAATAAACTAACCTTTTTACAGAAAGTTGAAGTATTTAGGGATTTGGTAAATCAAGTTGTTACAAAAGTTGGTAGAGAAAGTAGTAGTAGTAGTAGTAGTAGTAGTAGTAGTAGCGGGGGCGGATTTCAATCCGAAGAAATCACGATAAATGAATTAAATCAAGAAATAGAAAATAATGAAAAAATGGATATTGTTCGAGGTCATAATATTAGATTAAGAAGACGACCACAGACAGAAGGGTATGGAAATCAAATATACAACAATATCGACGTTGTATTCCGCCCAGAAGAATTATTGCCAGACCCTCGTGCTTTTGACAATGACGGTGGTGATGATGACCCAGACTGGGAAGACGACATTCCAGAATACAACCCACCAGACAATTTTAGAAATCCATTCGAGAACCCAAGAGGAGACCCTGACCCCCCCGACGACCCACCAAGAGGGGATATTGTAGAATTGTTCTTTAGAGGTGCTTGGAGAAGAATATCGTTGAGAACACTTATAAAAGCTTTGATGATTGCAGGTGCAACAACTGGAACAATCTACGCCATATACAACAGACTTTCAAAACAGGAAGAATACAACGGAGACGAAGAAAATAATCAAAGCAATAGTATAGAAGACGATACAGATAACATGAAGCCTCATAGACCGATTGAACCTACCCCAATTGGAAACCCTGTTAAGCCAGGAGGTTTGCGACCAGGTGGTGTATATTACAACCTACCTGACGATGATGATGTGACATGGATTGATGGAAAACCAGACAAAGCTGATGATAAACCATTAAAGAGTGTTGAAGAGCAACTTGCTGATTTACGAAAGCAATATTTACAATTATATCAAAAATATTTAGATGCAAAAAAACGAGGAGGAAATAAAAAGGAATTACAATCGATATTCAAACAGATAATGGAAGTTCGAGACAGAATTCAGAAACTCAAAGAAACCATGGTTGATGATGACGGTGAAGAAGACGAACAACCAGTGGCACCAGGTGGCGAAGAAGGAGAGGGAGAAACAAACGGAGAAGTTCCAGTTCCTCCCATGGGTGGAGACGGTGACGACCCTGACACCATTGTACAATTTGGTGATACAGACCAAAGTTTTGCCCCTGACTTTGTTGACCCAGCAGAAGCCAATCTGTTCTTATCCACAACCAAGGAAGTGGAAGAAGAGCAGAAACGATGGGCAAAGTACTCATTGGTTAAACCTGGCTTTGGATTAGGAAGCGTCAACCAGAACCCCCTTGCAATGCATACCTTTCAAGCAGAAAAAAAGAGATTTACGAATTGCTTTAAATCTGAGAAACCAGAAAAAGCCC